TTTAATTAAAAGTATTTACGTGGCTAATAATGATGCATCATCAGCTATATTAGTTAATATGAATTTAGTTGACTCTTCAGACTCAAATGTTGAGTATGAATTTTTTAGAGATGATGTTGCAGCTAAAACACAAATAAACGCAACTCCCCAAGGTCTTAATTTAGAAGCAGGTGATGCAGTAACAGTAGCAGCAGCTTCAGGAAGTAATAAGATTCAGGGAGCTATAACTTATGCTCTAATAGATAGGTCTCAAGAAAATGGCTAGAGTTAAATTTGTTCATTTTGTTCCAAGACCAAAGCCTCGTAAGCGGCCAAGACGACATACTAAGAGTCTTAACAAACATAAAAAAAGATGTTATAAACCTTACAACCGACAAGGACGATAATGACACAAAAAACAGTAATTATAGATGGTGAAGAAGTTCCTGTAGTTCCAGCAAAAGCTGAGGAAGAGGTTCTTAACAAAAGAACAGGCAAAAAATATGATAGCAAAGCTCATTTTGATTCTGATGTTAATGATCCCAATACTGATACTACTGCTGATGATCTTCAAATTAACCAAAAAATAACAGTTGCATCTCTTGAAGTATTTGGTAAAACCAAATCATAATGCAACCTGCTGGTGGAACTGAATTACAATTAGCATATCTAAAAAAATACGCTAATCGAGGTATGCTTGATTCTGTTCAAATAACAACATCAGTACCAGAAAAAGAACCTTTAGATCCTATAAAAGCAAATATACTTTGGTTGAAAAATTCTTATGATCAGCCGAATCTAGCTCCTTGGTTTCAAAACAAAGAAAATCATTCTAAATATGATTGGTATGTTTTTAACAGTCATTGGAGCTATGAAAAATATCGTATGTTTTTCAAAATTCCAGAAGATAAATGCACCATTATAAAAAATGGGATTGATTATGATGAATTAAAATTAAAAACAGATTTTACTCCAAAGAAAAAATTAAAAATGTGTTATATCTCAACACCATGGAGAGGTTTAGAAGTAGCTTTAACAGCCATGGAATCTTTAGTTGAGAGAGATCCAGATATTACTTTGGATGTTTATTCAAGCACAATCATTTACGGCAAACAATTTAAAGATCATAACGATAGTCAATATCAAGATCTTTATCAAAAGGCAAAGGATTTACCTAATGTAAATTACATGGGTTACTGCGAACACAAAACTTTAATGAGTAAATTAAAAGAATATGATGTAAATTGTTTTCCTAGTATTTGGGAAGAAACATTTTGTATATCTGCAATGGAATCATTAGCAGCGGGTCAATTATTAATAACCACGGATCTCGGTGCCTTATTTGAAACTTGTGCAGAATTTCCTATTTATATTCCTTTTACACAGAACAAAGCAAAGTTAGCACATCAAGTAGCAGAGTGTTGTGTAGAAGCAAAGAAAATTCTACAAAATGATTTAACAGGTGTATTCAAATTTCAACAAGAATATTATAAAAGATTTTATGATTGGCGTAATATTGTAAAAAATTGGGAAGGTTTTTTAAGAGGAGTTATTCATGTCCAACGAAATAAATAAAGATCACTTAATGGTATGCACTCCTGTGCATTCCGAAGTATCAATTCATTATATGAAAGCTTGTTTAGATTTACAAAAAGAATGTATTCTAAATAAAACAAAAATTACATTTCAGTTAATGAAATCTTCTTTAGTCACACAAGGTAGAAATTTATGTGCTTCTGAATTTATGAATTCAGATGCTGCTCAAATGTTATTCATAGACTCTGATATAGAATTTAGCACAAGATCAGTTTATAGACTTTTTAAATCACCTTATGAAGTATCTTTAGTACCTTATCCAATAAAACAAAAAACAGACGCTAAGTTTAGAAAAGATTTTGAAACAAGACCTGACGATAGTATTCATAGTATGGGACATTTATTTCCTATAGAGATACCAGATACAAACGACATAAGACCTCAAAATGGTTTTATTGAGGTAAATAAAGGCCCGACAGGTATGATGATGATTAAAAGGTCAGCATTTGATAAATTAAAAGAACATTATAAAGAACTCACTATTGTTCAAAAAACATTAGTAAATGGTGAGCTTATAGATAGACCTAATTATTATAATTTTTTTGACACTTATTGGAGTCCAAAGAACAAAACTTATATGGGAGAAGACTTTTATTTCTGTAAGTTATGGACATCTATAGGTGGTAAAATTCATGCCCTATGTGATGAAGAAATAACCCATATAGGTGAATATAAGTATTCAGGCAAAGTTAAGGATGAATTTTATAAAATTGACTGATATTGAAGAATAGCTCTATATAAGATAAAATACCGTAATAACTAGTTAAAATTATTATTATGGATCCATTTACAATAGCACTTGCAACTTTTGGTATACAAAAACTAAGAGGTAAATCAACTAAACGATCGTTAAGAGATGCTGCAATAGCAGGTGGTATAGGTCAGCTTGGTGGTATGGCAGGAGTGCCAGGTTTATCAGCTTTTGGTAGGGCAAGTTCTATGCCTGCAATGTTTCAAGGTGGTAATTTTTTAGGACAACCATCTGCTGCAGATATGGCAAAAATGGGAGCTTCTGAACTTTCTGTTGGGCAACAAGTTGCATCAGTCCCTGCAAATCTAGGAAGTGGAATACAAAAATTAATTGGAACAAGCGCAAATCCTGTTACAGGTGAAGGTGGTTCAGGTTTTATGGGATTAGGCACGGGTGAAAAATTAGGACTTTCATTAGCTGGTGCTAGTTTACTAGGCGGAGATGAAAAAGTAGAAATGCCAGTGGGTACAAGACCTGAAGATTATAAAAAAGCTAAAGCAGAAGCTGATGATCAATTAGCAAAAATTTTAGATACATACGATTATGAGGGAGAAGCAGCAGGTATATCACCTTACTCGTATCAACAAGGTAATTCATTATTCACTTTTAATAAAGGTGGAATAGCAGAAGTAAAAAAATTTAATCAAGGAGGTATAAATTATTTACCTTCTAAATCAGATCATGATGAAAAAGATATTAATAATTACGTGAGAGCAGAGGGATATGTAGAAGATGGTTCAGGTAATGGAGACAAAGATGAGGATACAATGTTAGCTCAACTAGCTGATGGTGAATTTGTATCCAGAGCTGATGCTATTTTAGGTGCTGGAATTATGGAAGGTGCTAACCCTAGTAGTTATAAAGATATGAGAAAAAAAGGAGCTGCTTTCTTTTATGGTCAGCAAGCTAAATTTAAAAGAATATTTGATTTATTAGATGCGGCCAGAAAAGAAAAGAATTAAAAAAGAGGTTGGTGTATTATACATCGAACCGAAAAAACTTGATGAGTATTGGAATCTTGTTGAGTTTATGTTGAGAGAAGGTTTGAGATACGATGGTGACCCCATGGATATAACAGATCTTCATGAAGGATTAAAAAAAGGAGCCTTTCAATTATTTATAATGTTTGGTTCCGATGACGGCATAAAGTACAAAGTATTTGGTGTCTTTGTTACAAGAGTAGTAGAGTTACCAAACTTTAAACAATGTGAAGTCATTTTATTAAAAGGAGAGAAAAGAGAGCTATGGCAGGACGAAGCTGCAGAAACTATAGAGAATATTGCAATACAAAACGATTGCAAAAGAGTAGCGGTGCATGCAAGACCTGGATGGCAGAAGTTTTTAGAAGGTAAGCAATGGAAAGTAAAAAGATATTTATATACAAAGGAGTTAATTTAATATGAGTTTCATCTTCGGAGGCGGAGGTGGTGGCGGCGGAGGCGGCTCCACTTCAGGAACACAAGTATCAATTGCTAGAGAAGCACCAGAAGTAGAAAGCCGAAAACTCGCACTCTACGATCAGGCTGCTAAACTTGCGTCTACTCCTGTAGGTATACCTGCGTTTCAAGTTGCTGGACCTAGTGGTTTAGAACAAACAGGATTTCAACAAGCAGGAACAACAGGTGTAGGACAAGCAGCAACCACTGCGGGTATTGGAGGTGTTCTTCAATCTATGCAAGGGCCAAACATAAATCAATTTTTAAATCCTTATCAACAATATGTAACCGATGAAATCGCAAGACAAGGTCAAATGGCACAAAATCAATTATCAGCTCAAGCTGTAGGTGCAGGTGCATTTGGTGGTGCGAGAGAAGGTATACAAAGAGCAGAATTACAAAGAGCAACGCAAGCAAACATTGGTCAATCTTTAGCACAAGGTTTTCAAAATGCTGCAGGTTTGGCTGCTCAACAACAAGGTATTCAACAAGCTGGTGGACAACTTCTTGGTGCTTTAGGTGGTCAGCAACAAGCAATGCAACAAGCAGACATCGCAAGTTTATTACAAGCAGGAGGTGTTCAAAGAGCATTGGGTCAACAAGCTTTAGATGCTCAAAGGCAAACACAATTAGCTAGATCATATGAACCTTATCAAAGATTAGAATTCTTAAAAGGAATTATGACTAACTTACCAACATCACAATCAGCTCTTACAGCAACCACGGCACCAGGAACTAATCCATTAGCTCAGGCTGCAGGAACCGGTATTGGTGCGTATGCTGCTTATAATATGTCACAAAGGAGATAATCAATGCCATTAATGTTTGGAATTCCTTTATTAGGTACTTTAGCAAATATAGGTCGTGCAGGTATGGCAGGTTACCGTACGCTTAGAGGAATAAGAGCGGCGAGAAAAGCCGCAGGTATACCTATGGGTTATCAAAGAGCTATAAAAGCTACTGGACCAACAGCACAAAAAGTATTAGGAACACAAGGTAAAGGATTAGCTAAAGGCACAGGAGGCACAGGTTTACAAGGACTGATGGCTAGAGGAGCTAAAAGATTTCCAGGGGCAACAGGAAGCACTGAATTAGGGACAGGTTTATTACTTGGTGGTGAGGGTGTTGGAGACATTATGCAAGGTGTAAAAGAGGGAGACGTAGGTCAGACTGCAATGGGTATTGGAAGTTTAGCTCTTGGTACTCCTTTAGCATCGAGAGGTTTAAGAATTGCTGGTTCACAAAGAACTTTAAAGAAAAAATTTCCTGAAACATCTAAAGCGATGCAAGCAACAGGTAAAGAATTTTCTAGAAGAATTCCAAAAGGAACAACTGCAGTTGGTCTTGGTGGAATTACAGGAGGTTTTCTTTTAGGAGATGAATCTCCTGCAGAAGAACAAGTATTAGGAGAACCAGTAGAGTTTAAAGTAAAAGATGTTTTAAATGCTGTTGAAGCAGACAAAGCAAACATCGGTAAAGTAACAATTCTTGATGGTAAAGAAGTTATAATAGGTTCAGCAGATTATAAAAAAATCGCTCAACAAAAATTAGACGAAGCTTACAAATCAGAAGAAGCTCAGGGAACAACTCCTACAGCTACAATAGATCAAATTGCTGATGTGTTTAAATTTGATAATGCAATAACAGGAGGAGCTAATATTACAAATGAGGCAGCTCTACCTAAAGTAAATAAAGAAACAGATTTAAATGAAGGTGAGATACAATTTTTAGCTGATAAACAACAAAAAGAAGCAGATGCTGGTGGTAAAATTAAAAAGAAATTTGCTAACAGTAAAGAAGCTGATGAGTTTAATGCATTCTACGATAGAATTACAAATCTTACAGGTGGTAATGATCAAACTAGTAATTTGTTATTATTCAAATTAGCATCTGGATTAATGTCTGGTAAAACAGCACAAACAGGTGTACGAGGCTTTTTAGATGTTGCAGGTCAAGCAGGTTCAGGCGTTGCTGATACAGCTTTAGCTTTATTTTCTAAAGAACAAGATAGAAGAAAAGATTTAGCAGTTGCATTTTTAAAAGCAAAAGAAAAACAAAAAGGCTCAGGTATTATTAAAGCCGATAAAGATAGAAGAACAGTTGTTGTTAGAGACCCAAGTCTTCCATTTGGTGCTAGAACTGTACAAATTGGTACTGATAAAGAAAAAGGCACAGATATAATGTTCGTGCCAACGCCAGATGGCACAGGTACTATGGCTGTACCAATGAAGTATACCGAATACACACCTGTAAAAGTTTCACCTGCGAGATTAGATAAAATGAGAAAACAATTATCTAGTATTGAACAAGGATATAAATTTACACAAATTGTTGATTCATTACCTAAAGAAGCATTTGGTTTAACTTCAAGAGCTAAGTTAGGACTTGAAAAAGCATTTGGTGCTATAGGAGATCTTGGTGAATTTTTTACAGGTGATATTGGATCAGCAAGTTCTAATGCGGATGCAGAGATCATTAATTTAATAACATCAGATAAATTAGATGATGCAGGTAATATTGTTGCTAGCACAGAAGCAGAAAGAAAAGCAACACAAGAACTCGTTGATGATTACAAAAAAGAAATAAGATCGATTACTGACGGTATTGATGTTACTGACGAAGAACTTGATAATATTACAAGGGCAAGATTGATTGAAGTTAGAATGAAATATATTCTTGCGAATGCTAACAAATCAGAAGACAGATTAACAAGAGCAGACGTACAAGATGCAGAACAAGCAACAAGAATTATGGGTTTATTTACTGGTGAGAAAGAAGTAAGATCATCTTACAAAAATCTTGCTAAAGACTTAGAGGCACAATTTTTAAGATTATCTAAAAATTATATCGAGGCTGGTGGAAGTGAAGACTTCTTATTAAGTTTTACTCAAATGCCTTATATTAGAAGTATTTATGCTCAAAGAGCAAATCAAAATCTACAAGCAAATATTGCACAAAACCAAGAACAGATTTTGGGGACAATTGAATAATGGCTACAATACAGGAATTGCAAAAAAGGTTAGATGATAAAACATTTGACCCATCAAAACTTAATGATGATCAACGAGCTGCTGTTGATTTAGCATTTCAATCAGGTCAATTAAAAGGATATAGTTCTGTAGCAGAAGTAGAAAAAGAAAGAAACATTGGAGCAACATTAGTTGCTAAAGAAAAAGAAAAGAAAGCAGATCCTTTTAAAACAGCAACTGAAGGTATATTTCCATTTACAGGTGAAGGTGTAGAGAGATCAGACTTAGAGTTGGCTGGAGATGTTATCGGTAGTGGTGCAGTATATATTAAAGATATGCCTAAAATTGTCAGTGCATTTGCTAGAGATCCTTCAGCAGGATATGGTGCTGATAAGTTAAGAGCCGCAGCAACTAACTTTGACAAATTAGAAAAAATGTTTCAAAGATTACCAGTCATTAGAAATGTAAAAATTTTAAGTAAAACTGCAAGAGCTTTCGGTAAGTTCTTTGATGGTTTTAGAACTGTAGGTGCAGCACCTACACAATTAATTACAACAGAAGTTAAAGCACAGCTTGCAGGTTCAGTCGGAGCAGGTGCGGGTTCTGTCTTATATGACATGGCCAATGTGGCAACAGATTTTGAAACAGC